TATCATAGATAGACCAATCTTCTGTGGCACTGGTTTTTTTTATCACAATCCAAGATGGGCGAAATCCTAAGTAAAGAAAGGGCCCATCGGCATTTCCATTTCCTGTGTATGAGCCAAACTTGCTGAAGCCCTGTTTTTCTGCGAATAAATAAGCGATGATATCTTTTCCATCCTCATTATTATCAACACTTGTTGCTACTGAAAATACGCTCGAAGTTGGTGCTGTATCATTCCAAAACGTAGCATTGTCTAATGTAGCTTGAGTACCACTTAAAAATAATCTTTCTGTTTCAGGTGCAGCCGTATTTTTATGATGATAAGTTGGCCACTCACTACTCCCTAACTCTCTATTTTTCATTATCATCAGTCCAGGAACTGCCGAAAGTGAGTGTGATATTGTTCTTGCTGTTTCATTTCCCTCAAATGAAACTATGTCCATAATTCCTGAAGCTTCTTTCCAACACCAAGCGACATAGGTTTCACTACTTCCTCCAGTTATACCATGACCTCCTTCGGTAAAACCATCAGAGCCAAACGCTGTTAGTGTTGTTGCTGTAGTTGCTTCTGCTGCAGTTGTATTAGGAGTAATATATTTTTGCACTCCTCTTACAGAATCAAATACAACGTGCTGTTCTGTTCCACTTCTATGTTTTATCCAAACCATATCTGGCTGCATATCCGTATCGCCATCAAAAGTTCGTGCTGCTGAACTTCCTGTTCCAGTATATAACTTGACTTGGAAATATGCTTCTGGATCGTCTATTGTTGTATAAGCCATTATCCGAACTCCGCTATGTTTTTAGTGCATAATGCGTAAAATGATTTTGCTTCACTATCACCTGTAATATTTGGTGAGTATTCAAAGCTTCCATAACCATTGTCATCAGCTACTGCTGATGAAACAGTAAAAGCTGGACAACCGCCAAAATTACATTGCCAAACTTGTGTAGAATCTCCATTATCTCCAACTGCGAGATGATAAAAACCGCTATCGGTTGATGCCGCGGCAGTTATAGAATGACCAGTACCAGAGTTCATTAGTGAGCCATTATCACTTACATACATTTTATTATCTTCTAGATCCATATAAATCCCAATAATATCATTTGCAGTATAAGTTTGTCCATAAGATGTATCTGCGGAATTACTTCTTATTTCTCCATTGTCTTGATAATATCCATATTCCTGTGTTCTTGAACCTAGCCAAGTTGTTCTACTGGTCATATTCCTTGACGATATTCCTACTATATCTGTACCACTTGCTGTTGAAGTCTTTGCTTCAAAATACCACCGACCTTTTGATACACCTAAAGTTGATGTTGCAAATCCCAAATAATCAGCAGTATTATTACTTGTATATATACAATTTCCTTCTGAAAAAGTTGCTGCATTCCAGTAATTATTTATAATATTTAAAGTTGCGAAATTATTCGTGGGAGTGTCAGTTGCCTGATCTGCTGCAGCTAGATTGTTTGCTGTAAAATCTCCAACATCTGATATATCGTTTCCTAAAGTTCCTGAAGCCTCAAAGTCGCAATACCATCCTAAAGTGCCTACATCAATTCCGCTAATATCTTTTGGCTTCCATATTGTAGGACTGTCAGAATCAAACTCCCCAAAATCTGTATTAACAAGTGCCTGTCCATCAACGCCCATAGATTCCGCTAAATATCCGTTAAATATTTTAGCTGGTGGTGAATAATCACTTCCAATCATTTGACTATGATTTTGTTGGAATACTTCCATCGCATCATTTTGAGATGGATAAGTTGCAGTGCTGAAAGAAGTTTCCAATACTCCATTAATCCATAATCGAACAGATGAAGCACTAGGTGTAGAAGGAGTGCTGTCGTAGGAAAATATCATATGATACCAGGCACTGGGGTCACGAAATTTTCTATCTGTTATCAATCGACACTTAGAACCACCATCATAAACTATAATGTCAAGGACATCGGCAGTAGTAATTAACATATCACATTGAGGACCACTACCTGAATATGAAGTAAAAATATAATCATTACGACCCGTACCGCATCGTTTAAACCATAAAGAAAAAGTACCTTTGGTTTCAAGTGTTGGAGAACTATTAGGAGATGTTCTTGAGAAATAAGGATCATCAATGTCGCCATTAAACCTAACCGAGTTGGCTATTGAATATGTAGTTGATGCTATTGCTGTTGCTACATTACCTGGTAAAATTAAAGGCATTAAACCCCCAACGTCGGCAGATCGCCTAATGGTCTTACACCGTCAGCATTTCTTGTATATAAAGTTTCTAGTGCCGGTGTATCTGACGCATTAGTGATTGCCGTTTCCATAGAAGCACACTTGGTTCGGACCGCCGCTCTGTGATTTGTAATTGCAGAAGGTACTGCTGTATCTGCATCTGCTTTTCTAACTATGTACCAGTCTGTTCTTTCTAGTTCGCCAGCAGCTTGTACTTTTATATTTCTAATTAATTGTGTTTTTAATCCTTCAAGTCTAACAGTATTAGTATCGGCACCATCTGGTGCTTGACCAACAAGTGAAGGATCGTCAATTTGTGCTTGTGTCCATTTAGTATCTGCATGAGCTTTAGCTGTAGCTGAACCATA